CTTACGCTCATCACCATTGTCCTGTGCTGACACAACGATGGACAGGTGGTCTAGGATGATCCACTTGCAGTCCAAAGCCTTAGCCATGTACCTGACCCTAGCTAACAGATTGTCCTCACTGGTACTACCCCAGTGGTCAAACAAGTAGTACCTGCCTGTGCCAAGGGTATCCTCCCAGTAAGGGAATGCTATCTCTGGGTCTAGGTCTTCCTCAAGGTGCAAAGGGCAGTCTGCTTCCACTGACATGATGCCCAGTGCGGTGCGAGCTACGTCCTCCTCCAAGGCTAGGATGCCAATGTTGTCCTCCGTTGCCCTTAGCAGGTAGTGCTCTAGCTCCCTAACCATCTGAGACTTACCCATACCTGAGCCTGACGTTATCGTCACTAGCTCGTATGGTCTAAAGCCTTTGGTGTAGGTGTTGAGTCCCTGCCATGGGTACGGTATGGACTTGACCTTTATCTTGTTGGTCAAGGCATCCCATGTGTCACTACCTTGGATGATGCCATCAGGCTGGTAAACCTTGGCATTCCACCATGCTGAAGTAAACTCCCGCACCTTGTTAGCCAACAACATCTCATTGGCGTCCTTCATGGGTAGCTTGGCTATCTTTAGCTTGCTTGGTGAGAACAAGTCCTTTATGTCGTCTACGGCCTGTTGTCCTGCCTTATCTGTGTCAAAGCAGACCACTACGTTATCGTAGCCTTCCAAAAAGTCTAGGTTCTCTTTGATTTCCTTAGCTGCTGAGGATGCACCATTGCGTAACGAGACTACGTCCCACTTACGTTCAAACATCTCAGCTACACTAAGGGCATCTATCTCACCTTCTGTTATGGTGATGTATTTACCCTTACCTTTGCACGTTTGCTGACCAAACAGACCTACATTAGTGGTCATGTCACCTGTCGCATGGAAGTCTTTATTCTTCACATGGCGTACCTTGGTGGCCTTTAGTTCGTCACTGTCTGTGCTGTAGTACGGGTAGATGTGCTTGGCTATCTCACCGGCTGCATTGTACTCAACCATGACATTGTATTTTCTACAAGTCTCTTGGCTAAGTCTTCTGTCGGGTATAGCTGCTATGACGCCTGCTGCTGTCATATCTTCCAATGGCCTCCTTGGTTGGGGCTGTAGCGTTACTACGTTGCCATTTGAATGTTCGTGATGATCACATAGGTTTGAGAAGCAATGCGCTGACCCGCTGCTATAGCGAGCCAGTGCATCCTTAGAGCCACACTTGGGGCATGGCTCATGTCTTACAAACGGATCATCCTTGCTATGCCTATAGGTCTGCATCAATCCCACTGCTGTCTTCCGCTACTTCTACCACCCTAATTGCATTTAGGTAGGTTGGAGTACCATGGACTGGGTGTGGCGTACCTGTCTTGTAGCTAAGGCGTACCACTGAACCTCGTGGAATGTTACCAACAAAGGGCTGGTCGTTAGCATCAATGACCTTTACGTTGAACTTACTAGCAAACTTGCGTTGCTTGTTACCGTCGTAGTCTCTTAGCTTTACCCCTTGCTCAGACAAGATCTGTGCATTCTCATCGTCCAAGGTTACAGTCAGTGTATACCGTCCTGTGTCCTGTCCGTTATACACCTCTGTGCTGTCCAAGTGAGCAAACGCTGCTTTACCACTTACTACTGCCATATCAATACCTCTAAGGTTTAGTTAAGTTTACTAAAGTAGACTAAAGAATAATCATAATGATTAACATAATGTTATCCCTTAGCCTCTTTAGAGTACTAGTGTAACATGAGATACACTAATCTTGTGGAGAATTAACTTGAAAAATTTTCATGTTCCCTAGTTATCCTCATTATTCCTTCCACATGTTCAATAAAATCTTGTGCTTCTGTGTCCCTGACTTGCTTCTGGTCTGGAAACCTTGCCTTCAGTTCCTCTACGCTACAGGGGTGGCATAAGTCACCTTTGTCAAGGTCAGTTTGTAGCGTATCACAGGCTTTGCAGCGCATCAGTGTACCTCCTGAGACTCTGGGCCTACTAACTGCGCGTATAAGCCCTCTAAATCGCCCGTAGAGCGTTTTTCTAGGTCTTGTGATAGGTAACTAGCCATCATCACTAACGCCTCTGAGATAGACACTGCGTTGATCCTATAGTCAACCAAAGTGTGGATTATCATGTCTCGCCTGTCCTGCTCTGGGTCTGGTTCGTAGTCACTTGTAACGTCTTCGTCGTAGTATGTTGTACTCATTTGACCACCTCAGTTAGACCATGCCAATCGTTAATCGTTAGTTTTGCCATGCGCTTGTTATGTGCTATGTACCACGAACGCTTGCCAAAGTGGTAGCCAGTAAAGCACCGGCCCAGTGTTAGGCCATAGCGTCGCTTATATTTTCTTAGTCTATAGATCATTAGATTTCATCCTCGTATTGGTCACATTTCTTGCAGTACATACCACCTTCGTATTGTAACACAGTTGCACGCCCTGATAAAGACTCATATTCATCAGGCATATATTCCCATCTATGGTTACACTCTACCGGCTCACGCCTACTGGCATCCGCTAGTGCTTTAATCTCTGTCGCTAGTTCTAAAATGCTTTTGTCGCTGTGGTTTCTCATGCTGTTGTGCTCCGTTATGCGTTGTTGATATTTTCTATCAGTTCACTTATTTCTTTTCTGTGGAATCTCAGAGCAGACCATACTGCTTTCTGCTCCATTAGTCTAGCTTCTGCAATATCCAAATCAATACTTTTTTTGATCTTTTCTAGCTCGCCTACAAGCTGGTGTAGGCATATTCCATCTGATGCGCTCATGTTGTCTTACCTTCTTCCTTGTGGTGATTTTTTCCATTGTGACCGTCTGACTATATATTTAACCTGCCCTAGTGTTATGTCAAGCTCTTTTGCTATGTTTTGTTGGTTTACACCCTGAAAGTATAGTTTACGCACCCTTGGCTCCAATGGGTTTGCTGTTGGCTGGCGGAACACTTCAAACCTTTTATCCTGTGCCCTTATTGCTTCAATCATGAGGCCAGCCCTAGCAGGAAGGCCCACACAAGATAACCAAAGAGAACTGACGCTAGACCTACGCTTGCTCGGTTCAGTGCGTCAAACACTGCCTGCTCGCGCTGTTGGTGCTCACGTTCTTCCCTACGTGATAAGGTATAATCTGTTCTCATTGTTTCAAGTCCTTTGCTGTGAAGCCATAGCGAGCTAGTGAGGTTGCCAAATGCTTTTGCAGTACTTGCTCATCTGATAGGGCTGCGTTTGTTTTCTTGTCAGCGTCAGCGTGCGATATTTGCAAGCGGTAAGGTTCATCGCCTCCCGCTTCCTCTGTATAGATCTTTACGCTGTAGAATGTTCCACCTGCTGTTGTCACTGTTCTAATGGTTGCCAAGTCGCCTAGGCTGTTGGTTGCTGTTTTCATTTCTCTATGCTCCTGTTGTTATGCGTTGTCTCGAATCGTTCACCGGCTCGCGCCCTAGCCACTAGATCACGCAATGCCCTGTCGAACTGGTACTTATCTACTGCTAAGACCATTGCTTGCTTGTGCTCACTCCACGCAATTGTGGAGTCAATAAAAATATCTATTTCGTCTCGCATTGTCTCATGCTCCAAGTTGCTGTTGTATTCTGTTAATTCTTCGGTGTTGGTCTGCTATACACTTTTGGAAATATTCAACCTCTAGAGGCGAAGGGTTTACCTTGTCTGCTAGTGTTTGCTCTAGACCGTGAAGGATTGCCTGCTCAATATCTACCATGTTTTGGATATATTTTGCTTCCTGTTGTGCTGTTGTCATGCTGTTTGCTTCCTTTTGTTGTTAAATGTTAACTACTGGCACTAGTGAAGTGCTGAAGTTTGCTGCCCGTGTACCGTGTACCGTAATGGCTACGGACTGTTTTTTACCATCACAAAGCCCACATTGCAAGCACGATAATCCTTGGCTATCCGATAGGCATTCAATCTCGCCATCAAGTAGGCTATCTCCAGCCATAGCTACCCTGAAAGTCTGGTAACCTTGTTGCTGGTACTTGGTAGCTTGTCGTGGGCTATCGGCGCTGACCATACATAGGGTCGCAATGCGAGCATCAAAAGCCTTGTGTTTGGCTTGGTGTGTGTATCCAGTGTGGCCTAGGCATAGGTCGGTGATTGTCTGCCATACGGTAAACGGTGCCGCAGCTGGGTCACCATATGCGCCTAGTCTAACCTTGCGACCTGTAAACAATGAGGAATGATCTGCTAGGTTAAAGGCTGGATACTTACCGGCTTTGTATGTCCGGTATACCGCAGCCGGAGCTTGCCCAATATTAACGTAACAAGCGCCGCCAGTGCTTTGCCGGTGAACACAATTGCCACATATAGATGAATCAGAGCCAAGCTCTAGCGCCTCCAAAGGGTGCATATCAGAGCGAATAATCCAAGTCTGGATCATGTCGCCGGTCTTGACGTTGGAGGACTTAAACGTGGCAATAACGGCTATAGGCTCGCCATCCAATACGCTTGGCCCTTCGTACAGTACAACACCATTCAGCTTTGGTGCTGATTTAACTTTGATTTTTGCGCCTAGTAGTTTAGCCATGATTGATCCTTCTTTTGTTGTGTTGTGTTTGGCTAATGCTGCCACTGGAGCCTGCTACCGTCAAGCAACAGGCTCGCATGGTGCACTAGGCGGTGGCTTCGGCTATCTTCTGTTCTTGAGTCTCTACTTGATCCTTTAGAAGCTCAAGGATTACCCGCAGCTTTCTACCGCTTACTCTTTTCTTCATGGCTAAATCACGGAGACTGTCAGTGTAGTAAGAGGACGCGCACCAGCCGTATGCAAAGCTCCATCCTGACTTAACAACACCTTCCTTTACAAGCTCGCTGATGCGGTCGTTGTTCTTAATACGACGGCTTTCTAAGCCATTGGGGTTAAAGTAGTGAAACTGTGCTACTTGCCTGTTGTTAGCCATCCCTTTGTCGCTTGTGGCTTCGCGGCTTGCATACATGTAATCGTTGTAGTGGCTCATCTTGTCGGTCTCCGTTGTTGTCTTGGGTATTATAATTATCCAGCCAGATCTCAAAGTCAATACCGATTAGGTATAAAAACCCAGGTTCTTATAACTACTTTAGAATGCTTGAGTGTACCTATATAGGTACTACATAGATCCACACTCTTCAGCATTCTCAAGTCTTCTCAAGTCTACCCAAGTCCACTAATGCTGACCGTTAGACTCCGGGGTGTATACCCATAGGCCCCTTAGTCTGACTGTTGTAATCTATTGCGCACCTAAGTCTAACTGTTAGGCTCTTTGGTTGTCCCTTAGTCTAACTGTTGTACACTGGGGAAAACCTTAGTCTAACTGTTGGGCTAAGGGGGCTAACGATAAGGGTACGGGGGGCCGCTGGCGTCACTGATGATTATTGTAGTAGGCGCTCCAGTACTCAAAAGTAGAAATTAGAAAACTACAGTAAAATAATAAAAAAGTAAGTATTCACTAACTTATGTAACCTCTTGAATACACAAGAGAAATTAAAACTTTGACTCAGTCTAAAAAATAACAGTAAAAAGTACTTGACAAATGCTTAAAAATATGCTATAATAAATAGGTATTCTTAGATAGCTTAAGGTAAATACATTATGGATAATCAAGATGATCCTCCTAAGCGTAAGCGAGGTAGACCTAGGAAAGATGAGGTAGTTAAGAAGACTAGTGGCTCTAGAGGTAAGGTAGGTAGACCTAAAGGGGATGCTTCAATTATCAATGAGTATAAAGCTAGGATGTTAGCTAGTCCTAAGTCTCGTAGAGTACTAGATAGTATATTTGATGCAGCACTTAATGATGACCATAAGAATCAAGCTGCTGCTTGGAAGCTAGTAATGGATCGTATGTTACCCTTAAGCTACTTTGAGAAGGATAGTGCTGGAGGTAGATCAGCGGTATCCATAACAATCTCAGGTATAGGTGGAGGCGCTGTAGAGACAGATGTTACACCAAACCAAGAACCTCAGATGAGTGATAACTCATTTATTGAAGGAGACTATACAAACAATGACGTTTAAGTACTTCAGTAGAGATGAGTTTGCCTGTAAAGCTACAGGTGAGAATGAAATAGAAGATGAATTAATCTTTGCTTTAGATGAGCTTAGAGAACACTGTGGTTTCCCTTTTGTAATCACAAGTGGCTATAGATCCCCTGACCATCCTATTGAGTTAGGTAAAAAACAACCCGGTACACATGCACAAGGTATAGCTGCG